AGGCCATACAGTTCGTAAGTCTAAAGAACCTGAAGTTCCTCCTGTCCAATCATCTCCGTCTAATGTGTCGGAGAAGTACAACGTGTACGTATTATTAGCTACGTCACCTGCCCATAGTCTACCAAATGCTGCACAAACTTCATTAGCGTCTGGAGCATCAGCATGGACTACTCCAAGAGAACTAGAGGAGCTTGTGTACTCCAGTGCATTGTGTCCTCTTTGAAAGAAATAAACATCATTATTAAATGATACTATCTTCCAGTTGTTAGCACTTATAGTCATGCTATTGGTAACGTCAGTCAGAGAAGTAGTCCCTGTAAATACCTTGTTGTTACCTGTAGAGAATACCGTAGTAGTCCCATCGTTTTTCGTAAACTCAAAAATAGCTTCTGTGCCTATACTAGAACCTAAAGGAGTTGTAGAGCTTGTTAGTTTATCTAATCCTTGCCTAGCTCCAATCCTCCCGTACTTATCTATTATAGCATTTTCCGCTATGGATGCAAATGAAGAATCTTGGTTTACCGGAGAATCTTGAGTATTAAGACCTCTAAAGCCCGGAGCACCTACATAAATGCTTTGTCTTTGCTGTGCCATTATGCAGGTCTGTAGATAAATTCTTCAGGATTTTTATATGCGTCATGTGCAACAGCATCAGACAAAGACCTGTCTGCTAAAGCAAAGTAGTCCTGTGCTGTCGTACCTCCTGTTTCTCCACGTTCCCTAGCTAACAAAGCTACGGCTAAATGTACTATTGGTTTCTCAGGTATTACTATTGTATCTGAATCATCAGACAAGTCTCCCGGTCTAATTAGTACATCAAAGCGTAATGAGTAAGTAGCGTCAGGGGTAGGGTATAACTTTACTTTACTGTTGTTAGACCCGTCTACACCTGAGAATGTATACTTTTCAGGAGATCCGCTAACTGTGTCAGAGTTGTACTCTGCATTAGCAAACCATGTAGGATTCTCGTACCGCACAAAAAAGTTAGAGGTGTCGTTAAGAACACTGTACAGTTTAATTCTGTCTCCGCTTCCTGTAATCGTGTACTCGTTAGTACCACTGGAAGTAGATACTACTACAGTGCTGCGTAGCTCTGACCAATCATGTGAGTTTTCTACAGTAGTCTTTGCATCGTTTACAAAGTCTCCCACCATTTTTGAGTAAGCTGTGTTAGCTACCCCGGATACTTCATCTTCCCTGAGTCTTCTTAGAGCACTGTTTACTAAAGTTAAATATGTTGTGCTCATGCTACGTCCCTAAATAATCCTTGTAAAAAGTTAGGAGTCTCTACTTGTGGTAGTGGGTCTAATAACTCTGGAGCTTGGTATGTAGGTGTAAACTCAAAGTTCTCAAATAGCGACTGTGTGACTCCTCCGGGCCTTAGTAAGCCTATCCCTAGGCCTAACCCTAACCCAGCACCTAAACCTGCTCCAAGGCCTTCTCCTGCTCCAGAACCTTGCCCTGTACCAGTGCCTTCACCTGTTGCTTCTCCTTCACCAGAAGCTGCTGATTCCTCGCCTGTAGCTTCAGTTTCTTCTGCTTCAGTTGTTTCTTCTTCTGTTCTTTCTAGAACTTCTTCAGCTTCTTCTAGTACTTCCTCTACCGTTTCTCCAGTAGTATCCTCAAAAATACTTTCTTCAGCTTCTTCTCCAATATCGCTAAAGTCAGTTTCTTCTGTCGTTTCAACAGTAGTTCCTGTGCCTGTTTCAGCCATAGGAACTGAAGTTTCTCCTGTGCCTGTAGCAACGCCTGTTCCAGTTCCAACACCAGCTCCTGTTTCTACACCAGCTGTAGTTCCTACTCCTGTACCAGCACCCGCACCTGCTCCTACTCCTGCTCCTGTTCCTGTACCTGTAGTAGTACCTACTTCAGAAACACCTGTACCTGTAGTAGTTCCTATGCCCTCAGTTACGTCTGTTCCTATTGTTTCTGTTCCTGACCCAACACCTGTATCTCCAGTTGTCGTGGTTGTTCCTACAGGATCTACTGAAGAATCTTCTAATCCAGAAACAATATCTTCTGTAGTAGTGCCAACAGTTCCTTCTTCTGGACTACCTCCTAACATTCCTGCACCGCCAGTAGAACCTCCTAATCCTCCTATTGAGCCTGAAGTACCAGACAAAATTTCTAAAACTGTAGGTATAGAAGAAGTAGTTGTTTCAGCGACTTCTGTTTCAGGCTCCTCTACTTCAACAGGCTCTACTTCTAATTCTTCTGTAGAAGCTAATAAAGGATCTTCGTCTATTGTAACTTCCGTAACTTCAGTTGAGGGATCACTAGAAGCAGTAGACTCTAATAAACTTTCAGTAGGTTCGGTAATAAAAGGATCTTCAATATCTAATTCAAACTCAGGTTCTTCAAAATCTTCAAATGCAACAGTAGTTTCAGTAGGTTCTGTCGTATCTTCTAATGTAGTTTCTGGTGTTGGTTCTACTTCTGTAATACTGGAATCAGCATCAGCTATTATTTCAGATACAGGATCGTCAGTAACTTCAGTTACATCTACTATTGTTGTTTTCGGAACTCTTTCATAAGCACTTGAAGCTATGTCTCTAACTTTCTGCCTTTGTGCATTAGATATTTGATCTGGCCTTAGCCCTGCAAAAGCAATATCATAAGCTGCTTCAATAAACTGTTCTAAAGACATTCCTGATTGATAAAGCCTTTCTCCAAGTTTATCTACTATTTCTTCTTCAGAACTAGCATAAGCAGGTAAATTTGATTTAATAGTATTTTCAGTTGCAGTTATCTGAGACTGTCTTAACGCCTTTGAGTATTCAGCAGCAGCTTTTTCACCTGCAATTTTATCTCTAGCATCTTGTTGAGATTGTCTAATATCTTCTGCTTGCTTTAGCTTTACAGCTTCATTGTATTCTCTTTCAGCATTAGACGCTGCTTTTCTAGCGTTATCGCGTTCCGTTATAGCAGCAGCTATAGTTTGTCGGAGCTTAGTAGCTTCGGTTTGTTTGTCTATTTCAGCTTGTTTCTTTAGTTGTTCGGCCCTTTTGTACCCATACATATTTTTAGCACGAAAACCATAGTTTTTCTTGTAGTATTCTAAAGACTCTTGATATTTTTCTATTGCTTCATCATAGCTTTCATTACTTTGCTGAAGAGCTTCAGTAGCTGTGGTTACTTCATCGTTTGAGTCTTGTAAAGCTTCTTCAGCAGTATTGAGAGTATTTAAGAAACCCTGAGTAGCGTCTACTGTTGTTGTTTCTTCCTCTTCTTCGTCTTCTTCCTCTGATAATGTTTTACCAGTTAGGTAAGCTAAGTACGGATTGATTCCTTCTTCCGAAAGAACGTCTTCGTCTTCTCCTTCAAATGACCCTAAAGAAACACCTACACTAGCTCCTCCAGCTTCAGCACCAACTAAACCTCCTAAAGCATCTCCTAATAGACCTCCTAATTGCTGTCCAACTACAGCAGCAGCTATAGTTTTTAAACCAGCAGCAAACGAACTTTCGTTAAACTCCGCTAGTTCATCAAACCTAGTGCCGTACAAACCCACTGCACCTTCTTGTATGTAGTTTCCCGGTTTTGATTGTGGGTCATACTCACCTGTCCAATACATATCCGTAAAAGAACTAGGTTGCCCAGCGTCACCTATGTTAAGATAGTAGGTGTCTCCTTTGTCATCTTTGTAAAATCTAGGTATACCTTCGTCTTCTAGGAACTGATTGATTGTAGCGTTGTATGCTTTTAGTTCCTCAAAGTAATTAGTGTAGGCAGCTTCTACATCAGCACCTTCCATACCACTAGGATCAGTAGATCCTGTAGCAGTCATTCCGGACTCGTCTGCCCCATAGAAACGAGGCATATTTTTTACTAGCTCTCTTAGTTTAGCTAGCTGTGCTGTAGTTAGCTCAGGTGGGCCACCTTCTTCCTGCTCAGTGTCATCTTCAGAATCGTCAAGTATTCTTCCTCCAAAAAGACTTAGGGAAGATGGATCTGCAAAAGGATCACTATAAGCAAATGATGCGTAATGTCCCGGCACTACTTCTTACCCCAGCTAGATAAAGTCTTAATGCCAAAGCTAGCTGATATTGCACCACCTAGGAATACTTTGTAATAATCAGGCATGGTAGCTAGCACGTTAAAACCTTCCTGCACGTAAGGAACCATGCTGGGTATAAAAGCACAAATGAGTGGCAAGCTGAGTATAACAGCAAACCACTCATCTTTCCATGAGGATTGAGAGCCTTGAGCTTGCATGGTTTCCCAATCAGCGTCAGTCTCTATACGCCTCATCTTTGATTGATGTACAGCTTTCTTTTCATCAGCTTTATTTTGAAAATAAGAACCGACTAGATTGGTTATTGGGCCTATCAAAGACTGTAGCATTAATCTCCTCTGTGTAAAAAGCTTAGGGGCTACCCGAAAGTAACCCCATCAGCTTAGTTGGTATTAGCCAGCAGGAACAGCTAGCGTTAGACCAGACTCAGGACGTAGTACAGCTTTACCGTACAACGTGTCTGAAGTAAACAAGTTAGCAAGGAATTCTTGCTTGTACTGTGTTTGTGATCTAACACCCATCTGTTCTACTAGAACAATAGCATCTCTGTGTAGGAGCATAGCACCTAGAGTATCTACGGAACTAGCTGAGTTGTCGCTAGCAGTTTCGACAGTTGGTAGGTTAGTACTGACAAAAATGTCAATACCGTACAGCTGACCAATTTGACCACCAGTGACCTGACCGTTGTTAACGAAGTCTGAGCTTACGTATCGGTCAACACCCATGATCGTGTTACGGACAATAGGCGGGACTACAAAGAAGCGATTGTCCATAGGCACATCTTGATCGTCCAGCTTCTGAATGATGCCACGGAAACCAGCGTCAGTAAATACGTCAGCGGAAACTACCGTGTCAACAGCATAAGTTGAAAGACCGTTTGAAGCGTCTACAAAGAAAGTACCAACGTTGTTAGCATAAGTTGAGCTAGTAGTTCCTGAAGTTCCCAAACCCGGCCCTAAAGCAGAGAGGTCTGAGTCAACCTGAGTAGCCAAAGCATAACCAGCATCTTCAGTATAGAACTGTCTAAGTGAAGATAGAGCTTGAACATCAGTGATGTCCTCAATCAAACGAGAATACTCAAAGTGTCGGTTGATTGAAACCTGAACTTCACTTTCCGATGCGTTTTGAACCGTAACGGCTGTGTTTTCAGATTTAGCGTTTGCTGATCCACGGACAGGCTTAGGGACGTGTATCACATCACCTTTCTTGCCTTCCATAGACATTCCTTTAA